TGGTACATATACCATAGATAGTTCAGATTACCATCTGCACCATCAGTAATATTATAATGTTCTTCGGCAATTGCTGCCACAAGTTTTAGCATTTCTTTTGTATCTCTCATAAATTTTAGTTTAGAAAATATACCTGATGGTGTTCCAGGGTATAATATCACCATGAAGTTTTCTAAATTCTTCAATATATCTGGATTTGTCTGATGATACATATCTAATGTTCTCTCCTCCATACTGGGATATTTTGGTTTCTTGGATTTCTGGTTTCCAAATAAGGTCCTCGCCAGGAATTTTATGTTCCAAATTATACTCATGTTTTTTTGCATTATGTGTAAGAAATATTACTTCTGCTTTTACATTTGAAAAAGACCGATTAAAATACTTTCCATCACTACTATGAGCAAAAATATCAATGTGCTCAAATAGTTCTTTGTACTGATCTAACCAATTATCATGGACAATTACAGGACTAAAGTTTAAATGTACTTCATATCCTGCTAGAACAAATCTAGTAACGGCATTTAATCTTTCTATAATATTTGATGTATTAGGTTCAAGTATTTCTCTCAACTTCTCCGGCATAAGACTAAATCTTATTCTAATCTTACCTTGTGGATTAAACTTAAGAAAGTCATAATTTACATACTTAGTAGCAAATGAACCCATAGCAAGTGGATGGTCTCTAAAGAACTCAAATATTCTTTCCCAGTCATGATACTTAGCATGTAAAGCAAAGTCTTCATTGCATGAGATGTCATAAGTAATATATTCTCCTGTTTGATTAGGCTTCTCTACATCAGCAAACCAAACATGGTTGTTAATTGCTGTCAGGATATCCATAGGATTTGTTGCTATAGTTAATCCTTCCGGCTTGTGTCTCTTCATATAACAGTAAGAACAGTTATACAAACAGCCATGACCAAAAGAAGGAGCAATGTAATCAGTGCTCCTTCCACTTGGTCTAATCTTCATAGTCTTTCTAGTAACTTTCTCTACCAACGTTTCTGAAAGTTAATAAAAGCTGATGCATTCTTATTGGAATCAAATATCTTGGGCATCCCGTGTTTATCTAACACATCTTCCCATCTAGTAAAGAACCATAAGAATTTAACTTTCTTCTGTACAGAGAATCTTGTCTCTGACATTGGTGTAAGTTTTACCATTAATACTCTGTAACCCTGCTTATCCTCTCCTTTCCTTAAAATAATCATATGTGTTGGTTTTTATTTGTTAAGATTTATATTATTTTTCTGTAGTATATCATAGAAACTCTCTCTGATCCTTTCTACTATTTTCCATTCCTCTTCACTTAACTCCTCATATTTCCATAGTGTTCTTAGCTCTTGAGATATATCCCATAGAGCTGCATACATGTTTCCACCTTGTGTGGCAAAATCAAATTCTGCTTGATCTTCAGGTAGATTAAATTCAAGTGTTGCTTTCATATAAAAAAAGGTCTTATTGTTATTACTCCTACTGCAAAGCCTAAACTAAAGGCTAATGCAATTAATGCTCTTTGTTTAAGGGTCTTTACCTCAATAGTGTAGTGGTTCATAGGTAAGCAAAGAAATGGATTAATACCAACCATTATAACCATACCTATCCAATTTTTATCTATCAAAAATCTTAATCCTGCTATTGAATTTGCTTCAAGCACTATGGCAGAAACAAATACTATTAATAATTTCCACCACTCTACTGCTGTTTGTTTCATATTAATGTGTTTTATAGCACCCAAAAGTGCATTAGTTTATCCCTTTAATAACAAGTTTATAGACTTAAATTTTGTCAAGTTTTTTAAGCCTATAACTTGACATTATTCAGGCAATTCTTCACCATCTTTACCAGTAACTATACCCATCAGCTGTTTCATAATAGCATCTTGTGTATCTCCCCAAAACATATCACATTTAAATACATTATCTGTAATAGTATATGGTGGACTTAAGAAGTATGCTTGCCAGTGTTTATTAGGTTTAGAACTGAATCTTTTACATTTTTCTTTTACCGGGCAATCAAACCCATGGCACATAGTTATATCACTCATAATCATTTGTTTATCTTAACTGTATCAACTATTTCCAAAGTTACAGATATTACTCCAGACTTTACAAAATTTAGTTGCTTAGCACATCCATAACTTAAATCTGCTATAAAGTGTGATGACTTTGGTAGTCTATCATTAACCTTTACAAATATTACTGAATCATTCTTTAGGTTTGTCACCTTTAATAAAGTTCCAAACTTATAAGTCTTGTGTGCACATGTTAAACTGTCTGCATAAAATGTTTCTCCTGATGCTGTTTTTCTGCCTGTCCAATGCTGTCCATAATAGCTGACCGTACCTTTAACAATAGTTGGGATTGGATCAGCAAAACTAAATAGCATTGCTAATAATAAAATTGTTTTCATTTCTGTTTTCTTTGTTCTAAGTAATCTATAGTAAATCCTATAGCTACTATGATGTTCATACCAAAAGACATAAGTATCTCATGGATGTCAGCATATACATTCACTGATAAATGTATATGCCCTACCATCCAAAATGGTATGGACAAGTTTTGGCTTATCCATACCAATAGATATTTAATAAAGTGCTTCACAATTACTTTTGATTAGTCACTGTATTAAAGGCTGCTGTACTGCCTGTCATCTTAAATTCATAAATTTCTGTATCACATGTAGTATCATTAACTCTAATTCTTATAGAACTTGATGCTTTAAAATCAGCAAGAAACTCTGCATCTGAATTAAGATCATCTACCATAAATAAAGTTTTCCGGTTGTCAGATACAGTACCTGTTAAGTAATATCTTTGATACTCTCCATTAACTAAAAAAGAAACATCTACTATAACAGATTCATCACATACATATATTCCACCCATATAGAAAGCAATACCTTTATAGTTTTCTAATTTAAGAAATGCATCTTGACCGTCTTGTGTGTATGCTATATAATATGGAGTATCAAATCCATTGTCAATCTTTTTACTTACCCATTGAGAAAAAGAGTTTAATGTAAATAAAGTAGTTCCCGCTAATACCAATAATAATTTTTTCATTTTTTTAATTTTAATTTTTACCAAGATTGTTGATTAGTTACACAGAAATTATCACCAACATGATTATCAAACCATGTGTTATAATCAAAACAAAATGTTTTTACATTGTCAGAACATGAGTTCTTAATGCTTAATGAATAACATGCATTTCCTGCATTATCAAATGTAATTTCATCATTTACAATTTTGCCACAATTACATTCTTTTTTACATGATGTGGCAATAAATACTAATCCTAAAATAACTAATAGCTTTTTCATTTCTTTGGTTTATTAATTGTTTTCTTTTCTTCTGATGGACTCTCCTTCAGAATCTTTTGCAGTCTCTCCCAGATCTTTTTGTTGATTAAGTTGTAATCTGGTTCTTTCTTTCGCTCTTTCATACTCTTCCCAATTATAGATATTTAACTCTTTCATTGTTAGGTAATCTTCTATGGTCATATACTCTGGTATACCATCATTATCATTCATTATTTGAATGAATGCCTCTTTCATTCTTCCCATGTTCTTTAAACATTTTAATTAATTCTTCCTTTGTTAATCTACTTGGAAGTTTTTCCAATACTCTCCAATCAAAGTTGCCAGTAATGATAACTTTGGTTTCTTCTTCACCAAGATGTTTTATTTCAATACCATACTTGCCATCATGAATAACTTCATTCTTTAATGCTTCATGTATTGTATTTACTTGAGAAATATATCCTTTGTCTTTCACCTTCCACCAAAATTCATGTTGTTTAAGTCCATGAATAACAGATGAATGGTCTTTTCCAAAAAACTTACCAGTCATGGTAGTTGTAAGATGCCTTCTCTTTGTTAGAACATCATATAGATAGTATCTTTTATATACTGTCCCTCTTTCTCTTGTAGTAGATGTAAGATTAAACTCCTCAATGATATCTACAATATCTTTATTCGCAACTTTATAAAGTGCCAATACATCATCTCCCATAAAATTTTAAATTAGTTCTAAGTCAGCTTCTTTAACTGTTTCTTGTGTTTCTTCAAATGCCTTTGATAGTAAGTCAATAGGTAAGAATCTTTCTGCATCATAGAGTTCATATGGAAAAGAGCTTGATGATAGTTTAACTTCTTTAAGAAGTACACCAAATTTATTATCCTGTAATCCCATCCTTACTACTCTTGTGATAGTATATACTTCACCTTCTATAACCCACTCATTATCAGGTACTTTACTTGGTTTATTTGAAGCATCAATGCATATTGCCCGCATATTCCTCTACTGTTGTTTTGAGATCTAAATTACGCAAACTCTCTGAAATTTCCAACATGGTAAGAAAATCTCCATGTTTTACTGTGCACTTTCCCATCTCATGCACAAGCAAAGCACATTGCTCTGCTTGTGTAGGATGGTGTTCACAAAATCTTATGAGACAAGCCATTACATATGCAAATGTATTCTTGTCATCATTATGCAGAATAATCTTATGTGTTAAACTTTCTTCCATATAATAATATACTAATTATAGATTATACTTCCGCCACACTATCTTGCTCTGGTCAAAATCTTCCAAAGCTTCTTTAACCCACTTCTCATCTACAGTTCCTATATAACATAGTATGTGCACAATAGCTTTATCATCTGGGTTTAAGCGCAAAAGTCTTCCTATTCTTTGACTAGCCTTACGCTCATTTCCATATGCATGCATAATAATTCCCTGTTTTAATCCTGGAATATTTACACCCTCATTTAATTGTAATACACATGAGAGCTTTGTAATATTACCAGCCTTAAAATCCTGCAAATTTGTTTCAGAATCAGGGTTATTACTATGATAACTATGTGTACACATTCTATCAGCTTGATCTTGAGTATTAGCAAATACAATACACTTACTATTAATACTTTTTAGTAGTTCTTTAGCATATCTTTCTTTACTTGGATACTCCATCATAGCTTTCATTCTCATTACTCTAAGTATGTGAGTTTGCCCTGTTGATGTATCAATCCTTGTACCCCAATAACTATAATTTAAAGCTTCAGAAGTCATAAATGACTTATTCTTTGTCTCTACTTTATAGTTCTTTTCTGTACTTATATCAACTTCATGCACAATTATCTGATAGTCATTAATAATACCTGATTCTATTGCATCATCTGCCTTAAATGTAAAGACAACCGGACAATATTCAGATACTATTCTACCTTTCTCAGAGTTCTTATGTTTAGGTGGAGTGCCGGTTAAACCCAGCACTCTCCCTGTAAAACTATTTAGAAATGGTCTATGACTATCTAATAAACTATGCGCTTCATCAAAATAAACTGCATCAAAGTCATTAGGATTATGTTTATTTAAGCTGAGATAAGTAGAGAAAGTAGCATTTTCTAATACTTTACTTAATCCAAATTTCTCAGCTTCATATCTCCATGAACTAATGATAGACAGTTTAGGAGCAACAATCAGAATACTTTGCAATGGTGAATAATGTTTCTCCATATGCTTTAAGCCTACAAGAGTTTTACCTACACCTGTACCAAGTACAATAGTACATTTCTGTTTACCCTCAGTAGCCTTTAAAGCTTCATCTTGTATTTCCTGTCTCTCCATTATTTTGGTAAATTAAAGATTTTAGTTCTAATGTATGTACCAGTAGAATCTCCATCAGTCAGTAGTTTAACTGTCTTCATATGTTTCTCAATATTAGACATAACCTTTGTGTGGTTATATGTTCCATATGCCTGCAAAAATGCTGCAAGAAACTGAAACTTAACACTTCTGTCTGACATACCAATCTTCAAGAAGATATCATTAAATGCTTTACACATTTCTTCTGCTTTTGAATTAGTAATTTGGAAATTACCAGTTTTAATGCTAGCAGTGGTGTTTCTAATACCTGCATTGTTAATACCAATTGCAGCTAACATAGTTATTTCTATATCATACATGTTTTTCCATTTGAACAACTTCATGTAATCTGGGCGGATCATTTTCCATGCATTGATAAAGTTCATTAAATCCCAAGATTTACTTGAGTTATTTAAATAAGCCATTTTCTCAATTAAATCTTCTTCAGATGTAACTTCAGTTTCAATGTATGGTATTGGCTGACCTTCTCTTTCTAATGCTGTAGCAAGGTGTTGCCCGTCAATAATATAAAGTTTTTCCTCACCTTCAATAATGTTTGTTCTACAGCATTGTACTACTCTAACACAACCTTGTAATCTAAGGCTTGCAATCATCTTTTGTACATGTTTGCTATCAATTCCCCTATTCATAGGAAGTACTGCAAACTTTGAATAATCATTAGCTAATTTTAATTTAAGTTCTCTTCCAATCATTTTCATAATCATATTTTTTAAGTTATTTTAAATAGCCAAGAGCTCTAGACTCTTTAGGATGTGCATGAACCCAGTCATGACAATTTCTACAAACGGCAAGCCACGTGGACTGCACTAAATAAAAAGCATCTCTATTAGCACCAGCATATGTATGGTGTACATCTGTGGCATTAATATCACAACCCTTCACTGCTATCTGACATAGACTAAAATCTGTAAGATATCTTTGTCTAAGTTTAAGATACTCTGCATCTTTTTTCTTCCTTTTAGAAGAAACCTGGGGGATTTTATAATCAGTTGGTTTCTGTATATTATCTTTATTCTTGGGATTTTGGCAACTCCAACAATATTTACAATACTTGAATCCCCCATGGTTCTTCCATATAACGGTTTCTTTTCCACAACCGTCACATTCTTTAAGCTTTTGCTTCATTCTTTAGTCTTGGTAATGTTACTGGTGCTTCCTGTAAACTTAAAAAGTTTTTAGGAAGTATACCTTCAGACATAAAGATACTGATAATATCACTTTTTCCAATGTTTAAATCTTTAAAAGTTAAAGTATTAGTATACTTCTCATCTACCTCAGAATAAGCTACCATAGCTTCTGTCCATGGACTTTTGGGGAACAAAGTTTGGAATATATAATTGCTATACTGATTAGTAACTTGCTGTTTAAAAACATTAAGTACTCTTTGAGCGCGCTTATATACATTTAATATTCTTTGTTTCTTTTTGCTACACATTGTGTCTAGCTCTTCTTTTGTCAGCGCATTTAGGCCATACAAAGCACGTTTGTATAAATAATTCTGATACTGAGAGTATCCATCTGATTCATACTGCATGTATGTTTTACCTGCATTCAACTGATAATTTCTAACCTGCTGTTTTAACTTTTCCATTTTATACATTTTTTCATAAATAAATAATCATACAAATAAAAGGGGGCAGTTGCCCGCCCCCATTTACCTCATCAACCTTATATCTTATAGATTAAAGTCTTGTCCTGCTGCATTTTTCAATGCGTCAGTATTTGCTCTTTGAGAATTTGCATAAGCTGCACGTAATTCTTCAACATTATCATGTTTAATAAGCGTATCTTGCATAGTACCATCTAAAGAAAATTTAGTTCTTCTGTAGATAGGTAATCCACCATATGTACACACAATACCAGTTTCACCTGCTACTTTCAAATCACGCTCTGGATTTTTCTTATTGAATGGCTCAAGTGATTCTTCAACCACAATTTTACCATCTAATTGCTGGCCTGCAAAGAAACCTGAAGCTTGTAAATCTGATAATAATCCAGGTACAATGGCAGATACTGATTTTCTTTTCAAGAAACCATTATCATCAATCATTGTTCTAATTTGTTCTACACGTAGATATCCCCATTCTGGATTATCAGATACATTTACTACAGAATTTGTTGTTGCATCAGCTGTTACGATTACTTTAGAGTTCATCTTTCTTAATTTTAAGAGTTAATAAATAAATAAATAGATTTTTTGAGTGTAGATTTACTATACCATTAGTTACTCAAGCTAAGTGATAAGTGTTTAGTATTGCATATCGCGATTAGCAATACTAGTTGTCCATTGGGCCCTGCAAATCAATGATATCATCAAATGGTAAATCATCTGATGGTATATCATCAAGGTCATAATCTTCTAGTGGAAGAAATTCTATATCAATATATTTTTCTCTGGTGTTTTTCTCAACAGCAGAACCGGTAAAAGGGTCTATGATATGTTCACCATAATCAATAGACATTAAGAATTGTATATCAAGATCTGTAAGATCTAAATATTCCTCTATGCTTAGATGCACAACCTTCCCGTTTGGTAACTGATATAACATTATTTATTCTGTAGTAAAAATACGTGATAAAATCAAGTACAATTGCTTCTACAAAATAAAATAGTGTAGTATATAGCTAACAATAAAAGGGGGCATTACTACCCCCTGTTATTTGGTCAGGAAAAGCATATTCGCAGGAATACACTGTCTTAAGTATCTAGTCATTGTTTTTTCTATAGTCTAATATTTTGTTATATAGACCATCATTGAAATGGGTAAACCATTTCTTGTCAGTTACTCTCTGCTTAAATGCAGCTATAGTACCATAAGTGATTTTAGTTAATAAATAGTGATTCTGCTTGGATTCGAACCAAGGGCCTACTGCTTAGAAGGCAGTTGCTCTATCCAGCTGAGCTACAGAACCAAGTAAAACAGACTATGACACCTTTCATCTGTTAATTGCGGTTATAGGTGTACGCAAACCTAATTAATATTCTGGACCTAATTCAATCCAAGTAACCTCATCATCACCAAGAATCCAAACATTATTTGCAAACCCAGTGCGAGTATCTAGTAAGTATTTAATACTACCAAATTCTAAAAGTATAAAATATTTTGTGAGTTTATTAATAGAAACAATTTCTTCTGTCTCCATTCTTTCAATGTTCTTCACAAATTTTATTTCATCTCTTGTAAGTCCTGAGTATTTTTTATCATCATTGAATGAGAATAAAAACATTGGGACAATCAATAATAAAACTAATTTCTTAATCATAATGCTATTTATAAATTAGTGTAACAATAATAAGCCCTATCATACTGGCTAAGAATATTGCTAGACCCCATTTGAAACCTAAGAAGATTTTCTCTTCTTCTATTTCTTTGTCTAGTATATCCATATCCCATTGTAGGTCACTTACTCTAATCATTACCACATCAGGATCTGCTCCTGACTGGTATGCAGCAATAATGAGGGACTGAATGTCCCTCTTTTGCTGTTCTAATTTCCTAAGTTTTCTGTAAATCATTTGCTTACAGTTCTGTTTTCTACTTGCTCTGTCTGACCATAAGCGTCACACTGGTGACCGCTGGCACAACTAACAAAAGATGCTAGTATGCCAATAAATACAAACCATAATAATACAATTCCAATTGTTTTCATAATCATAAATTTTAAAAGGGTAAATCTAAATCAACAGGTTGGATATAATCCTTCATACCTAATACACTATCTAATAGTTCTTGTTTCTTACATGCAAGTTTGTGCATCTTAGCATTAACTCGATATAGTTTTAGTTTTTCAAACCATATCATGTACTTTTCACTTCCTGTTTTATTCCAACTTACAACACCTTCTATTCTGTAGAGGTATGGATTCTTTCTGCTATTGCAGTACATGACATTGAAATCATATTCTTTCCTAATTTCAATAGCATCTTCAGGTGTAAGGTTCATGTTAAGTTTAATCAGAGTGTGACTACCAAATGAATGGTAACCAAAAGGGATAGTTTTATTCATAAGTTTATTTTTAAGTTGTTAATCATAATATAAAATCATAGTCACCTAGTGACAAGAATATATAGCTAAAGTCAAATTCAAATACTAAGGCAAAGACCTTCTCTTCCACAAAGGCAAATACAAATACTAAGTCTCAATGTTAGCCAATTGCATATGATGCATAACCTGTCTAACGTGGGAGTTCTATCTCAGTTTTTATAGTTTGAAGAGAAGCGGTAATTATTAGTAATTTTAATTTTAAAGGTGGCATAACCACAAACTTTATTAAAAAATTCTTGTCACTAGATATAAAGAGTAGAGGAATCAGCTTGTGCCTATCCCCTACTCACCTAGTATCAGTACACTATTTCTCAGGTGTAATGAACATGTCAATTACACTCTGAAATCTAGGATCAACATTGATTCTCAATGCTGCAGCAGCTTTAACAGCCAACTCTCGTTGACTATTAAATTCCATGGTAAGTCTAAGCATCTCACCTTTGTATGCATCCATAGCAAGAGTATATTCTCTGTTAAGAGCTTCCTCTTCCTGCATAAAAATAGCAGCTTTATCTGCATTTTCTTTCTGGATACGTGCATTCTCATCACTAACTAAGTTCTTAACCTTAGCTTTGAAATAATTTACACGCTGTTCATACTTGCGGTGCTCTTCTGCTACATCTTCATGCAATTGCATTAAAGACTGAGCATGATGGTGCTTAGTAATCTTAACAGGAGTTTTCTTACCATCCTCTACATTGAACCATTCAATGCTAGGCATATTAGATAACTCTTTTCTAAGATTAGACAACTTACCATTCTTATGGATAAATTGACCCAAGTGAGCTGCCATAGCTTCTGCTTGCAAATACTCTGAGTATTCTGCATCAGATAACTGTGACCAACCCCATGATTCTTCAACATCTTGAATAACATCATAGTCAGTTGCATACTGTCTCTTAGGCTCCACAAGATGTGAGAAATCAGGACGCGTATTCTGGATTCTCTCTATCTGAGCATCTTTACCCTTGATAGCTTCCATCAAGAATGCTTGGCAAGCATGGAGATCACCCTTGATTTTAAGTTTCTCGAGGATATTATCAGGAATCACAGATGCCTCTTGCATCACATAAGACTGCTTGTCTATAACAATAGATTTACTGCAGTTGTTATAAGATTCCAACTCACGTTGAATCTCAATAGCATTTTGATTGCACAAGTTAGAAATAGATTGTGCTTGGGACATGCTTAAACCCTTGGTAGATAAATTTCTCATAAGTTTTGTTTTTGAGAGTTAATAAATAAATTGATTTTTAAGTTGTTTACCCCTCTGCACTCAGTTGTAACACTAATCTTTAACCACTATTGATAAGTTGGGTCAAGAAACCATAATTTGTATATATGGTGTTACAACTGTCTACCCTTGGGAAGTAGATGTGGTGCATTAATAAGAGCAGTTTGTCTACATGCTCAGGTATACGCAGAATATCACTGCCTTTCTATTGCGTACTCTCACAAGGTTGCAACCCTTGAAGATGTAGTCATTCCATTAAGTGCCCACAGTAATAGACTGACGAGATCTATTAGTAGCCCAGCCTTACCTGCTTGGATGAGAGTATATAAAGAGCAGTTTTATATCATGCTTAGGATAGTAGATTACTCAATGACAATAATCGGGAGTCCTTGTTTGTCTAGAACTCTTTTTACTGTTTTACCATTAGAGTATTTAACATACTGTACAAGGTGTAAGTTACCTTGAAATACTTCAATCATAGTTTTGAAAATCATAATAAGTAGATTTAGTGAGTAAATATTTTGACGACTTGCCTGTGCTAGGTACACAGGACTTGATTGTTAATAATAATAATATTGATTGTGCTCAATATTTGAAGCATAGACAAGAGTGTAACAATATCCTACATTGTACTAGACCGCTGAGTCATCACTTGAATAAACTGAATTCCACTTCAGTCAGCTATATTCTCCCAAGTGGAATCTTGTGGAGGAGAATAGATAATTAACATACAACATGCAACGCCAGGAATATCCCGAACATGAATGTATGATAGTTTAAATTAAACTCACATAGCTTTATCAATACTATATGTAAAATACCTGGTTTTAAAGTCTGCACTAACTTTGGATTCATATCACTGCAAATGATATGTTAGCACTATATTCTCTTTGCAGGAGAAATATAGAACCCAATAGTAGCCCCACAGGTTTGTCACTGTTTGCTAACAGTAAGGAGAGTAATTTATAGTCTTACTCAGGACTAATACTTTAGTATCATCAGAAGGTTCTAGTTTACTTATACTCATAAACCTACAATTTGAGATGCCATTACAGGAAATCTTTTATTGTCATATGACCCTTTTATTTATTACACGGTGGTCAACCCGTGGAATCAAGAACCTATCTAGTATAGGATTACCTGCATATCAGTGCAAGTTTTACCAGTGAATAATTAACTAGAATGTATAGTATAGACTACCCTGCAAGAGAGTA